ATGGATGAAAAGAAACAAAGAAAAGAGATGGATTTAGAAGTAAATTCATTTGTTCCTTTATATCAACAGCTGTATGACAACATAAAAAAACAAATAGCATCTGGTATATATAAGCCAGGAGATAAACTTCCATCTGAAGGAGACTTATGCAAAGAATTTAATATAAGTCGTATAACTGTGAGAAATACGACTTTTTTATATAAAATAGCAAAATAACAGTGTTTGAGCAAAAAAAAAGAATGTTTTTTATCGTTTTGCCACCTGTTTGCCACCATAACTTTTTTCGGTGGCAAATTATTGTAAAATGCCCTCCAAAATATCTATTGTTTCACTTTCCATTTTACTTGTAACATGTGAATATGTATCCATAGTGGTTGATAATTGACTATGACCTAATCTTTGTTGTATATATTTTATATTAGCTCCATTTTCTAATAATAATGTGGCATGTGTATGTCGCAAGCAATGAAAATTAAAGTTAATATTTAGTTTCTTGTTAATAGTTCTTATAGCAGCGTCAATATTGTTGTGATTTACAAATGAGCCATCTTTTTTTCTACAAACCCAATCATACTCAGTTTCTTTATACCATTTTCCAATTTTAATTTTTTGTTTTTTTTGATTCAATTTTTCCTCTTTTAATATTCTAGACAAAGTATCACCTATTTTAATATCTCTTATTGATGTTTTTGTCTTAGGTGATGCTAATTCAAATTCTGAAACTTTTCTCTTTATTAAATTTTTTCTAACTTTGATTATGTTATTATCTAAATCGATATTGTCCCAACAAAGACCTAATATTTCTCCTTTTCTCATGCCTGTATGAAACCCTATAAGTAGAGGAATATAGATATTTGTATTTTTAGGATATATTTCTAGTATTTTATTGAACTCATCTAGTGTTATAGTCTTGTTATCTGACTCATTTTTTACCTTTAAAACATTTTTTGGTATACTGGCATATTGAACAGGATTTTCCTTAATGAGTTTGTAAGGGTAAACAGCAGATTTTAAAGCAGCATTTAATACAACATAAATCGCTTTTAAAACTCCTTTTGTGTAGTGTTTTTCTTCTCCGTTTTGTGTGTATGTCTCTTTTGATTTATTATTTAAAAATTCTTGAATAATAGCTGGATTTATAGATTTTAGCTTACATTTACCAAGTCTAGGTTCTATATGATTTTCAATTAAATTTCTATAACTTTCCTGAGTATTGTATTTGCAATTAAGAAGTACATACTCTTTGTACCAAAAGTTAAGATAGTCTGATAAACTCATATTTGTTTCATCAAACACTATACCAGCATTTTCATATTCATTTATTGCATCACGGAGCGATTTTTCAGCTTCTTTCTTAGTGTTTCCACCAACTCTTTCTACCTTTTTTCTCTTGCCATCTACTATACCTGCATCAAAGTAGTAATACCACTTCTTTCCACGTTTTCTTACGCCGCCTTTCATAAAATTTCTCCTCTCAAAAGCTTTTTTTATATAATTATATAATAACATATATCAATTTAAATAAAATAAATAAAAAAGACTATAAGAAACAAAGTTTTATGTTTATAATTAATAGTCTTTTTTATTTAGATACATATTTAATGTTTTTTATCACGTGATTCCAGCACTTTTTCTGCCAAATAAACAACTATTTTTTCATACTCAATATCAGTTTCTAAAGAAAAGTCAACAATAGCAGGTATCGTCATATCTCCTGCATATTTATTACCTAACCAATTTTCAATTAATTCCAATTCTTCTTTGCTTAATTCAAATTTTTTCTTTTTATTAAAACTTAAGTTCAATTTATTCACCTCAAATAATATTATATATTAAAAATAGTATTTGATAGAAACATTCGAATTATTTATGTAATTTTCTTTTTTTAATATATTCATCAGCAAAATAATTTACTAAATATTTTTCCTCCAATCCTAAAGCTATTTCTAATTCAATAAGAGCAGGGATAGTTAAATCTTTATTCTCATTATTTTCCAACCTAGAAATTTGACTTCTGTGGCAACCAACTCTTTTTGCTAACTCTACTTGTGTTAATTTCTTCTTTTTTCGTAACTCTTTTAACATATATTTAACCTACCTTTTAGATAATTTTATATATGTTAGTTTGTGTAATTTCTTGTAATAAATGTGCAATATTCGCACACTTTTTGTTGGAAATTTGTGCTAGAATGTAGTTAAGAAATAACTTTATCTAGATAGAGCAAAAATAATAGAAGCTATAAAATATAATAATATTTTACAGTTATTTTATAGTTTTAAGCTTTGAAAAAGAGGTGGTTGTAACTATTTTTAAGAACGTATGTTTCGTGGAATTAATAAATAAAATATTTTATAGGGGATGATATATTTGAATAAGACGAAATATTATGATATTTTAAAGTTAAACTTATTAATGAAAAAGTTGAAAGAATTGGATAAAAATAAAATCAATGAATATAAAATAAAAGTGAAAGAAATACATAAAATCAATAAAAAAGAGGAATGATTCCTCTTTTTTATTATATTCATTTTCAGAAATAAACTATTTTTTATTTTTTTCGTCTAGTAAAAATAATTCTGCAACTTTTAATGCTTTTTCTCTTGCGTCTGGGCTTAGCTCGCTAAATATATTAAAAACTTCTTTCATATCTTCGTCAAGATACATATTCTCAATAAGCTCCTTTTCTGTTTTAAAATTTTCAGCATCATAATCTTTTTCGTTTTTATTTATAAATAAGCTATTTCTAACATCAGTTCTTCCTAATAAATAATCTGTAGACACATCAAAATAGTTTGCATATTCTTCTATTGTACTTTTCTTAGGTTCTCTTAAACCATTTTCTATCCTTGATAGTGTAGATTTGTTTATATGTAAATCCTCGCTTAATTTGTCTAGCGAGATGCCTTTTTCTTCTCTCAATTCTTTTATCCTATTCAATTTGCACAACCCCTTTTTATATTAATTCCAAAATAGCAACTTTTATTTATATTATAGCAACAAAATTAATTATTACAATTTTTTTTGCTAAAAAAGCAACAAAAGTATTGACTATAATCACAAAACTTGATATTATATAAATATGAAGTTGCCAAAATAGCAAAAAGGAAGTGGTTTAATGTACTTAAATAGATTAGAAGGATTGATGAAGGAAAATAGACACACCCAAAAAAATGTGGCAGATATATTAGGTCTTAGCTCATATGGTTTTAGATTAAAATTAAAAGGAAAAAACGAATTTAAAGCAAGTGAAATAAAAAAGATATCTAAATTATATAATGTATCTGCGGATTATTTTTTTTCAGATGAAGTTGCCAAAATAGCAATAAAAGAAGAAAGGGGCAATAAATAATGAAGAATCTAACCATAATCAAGCAAAATAATCAATTTTTAGTTGAAAGTAGAGAAGTAGCAGAATTAATAGAAAAGAAGCACGATAATTTATTAAGAGATATAAGAGGATACAAGAAGATTTTAGAGGACTCATCAAATTTGAAGAGTCAAGATTTCTTCATAGAAAGTACTTATATAAATACTCAAAATAAAATTCAACCTTGCTACTTATTAACTAAAAAAGGTTGTGACATGGTAGCTAATAAAATGACAGGTGAAAAGGGAATTATATTTACAGCAATTTATGTAACTAAGTTTGAAGAAATGGAGCAAGAGTTAAAAGAACAACAACCTAAATTACCAACTACGTATAAAGAAGCATTACAACAGTTATTAGTAGAAGTTGAAGAAAAAGAGCAATTACAATTAGAAAATCAAGAAAAAGATAAGGTAATTCAGTTACAGCAACCAAAAGTACTGTTTGCTGATTCGGTAGCGTCTTCTGACAATTCAATCCTGGTTGGAGAATTAGCAAAATTGCTTAGACAAAATGGAATTGATACAGGACAAAATAGATTATTTGACTGGTTAAGAAATAATGGTTACTTAATAAAACGTAAAGGTGAGGATTACAATACACCAACTCAAAAAAGTGTAGATTTAGGAGTTATAGAAACAAAAGAAGGTACAAGAGTACATCCAGATGGTCATACAAGTATTACTAAAACACCTAAGATTACTGGTAAGGGACAAATATACTTTATTAATAAGTTTAAAAAGAACAATCAAATATCAATGTTAGGTTAAAGATTAATAGCACTTTGAAAATTAAATACAGAATATTTTGAAAAGGAAGTGACTACATGAGTAATAAAAAGAAATATACTTTGAGTATTACAGAAGAATTATATAATAAGTGCAAAGAAAAAGCTAATCAAAAAGGTATGTCAGTAAATGAGTACATACTATCAGTGATTAGCAAGAATTTAAAAAATATTTAATTTTTATTAACTTAAACATTAATTTTGCCATTTATTTTTTCATAACTTTCAACATGTTTTTTAATTAATTGTTCTATTTCTTTATTGGCAGAACGACCTTCACTTTCAGCTATATACTTGATTTTTTCAAGTAAATTGTTATCTATTCTAAGTGTGTATCTAGGTAATTTTGATGGCATAAATATAGCACCTTCCTTAAGTCTAAATGATGTCACTATTATACCACGTAAATTCTTTCAAAAAAAGTGTTGACGCAAAGGTGACGCAATGATAATATAATAAACAAGGAGGTGGTTCAAAAGTGACGGCAAAAAAGAGAGTAACTGTTAGAATGCCAGACGAATTAAATGAAGAGCTACATAGACAATCTCAAAGAAAAGGATTAAGTAAAAATGCTTTTATAATAAATATCTTATGGAAAGAATTTGAGGATTTACAGGACTTAAAAGATGAACAGGAGGTTGATAAGTATGAATAACTTACAAATATTTGAAAAGATGGAGTTTGGACAAATAAGAATGGCAGAGATTGATAATAAGCCTTACTTTGTAGGAAAAGATATTGCAAAGTCATTAGGCTATAAAAATACCAACGATGCAATTTTAAGACATTGCAAAGGGGTAGTGAAACACGAGGGGTTTAAAATTAATGGTATTAAGATTGCTTTGATAACTGAGGGTGATGTCTACAGATTAATAGTAGGGTCGAATCTTCCAAATGCAGAAAAGTTTGAGAGTTGGGTATTTGATGAAGTGCTTCCAACTATTCGACAAACTGGTCAATATCAAGCACAACAAAATGTAATAACAGAACTTACAGGAACTATAGGAGATTTAAAAGGAACAATAAAAGAATATAAAAAGTTGTGTAAGATAACATGCTCTAAGAAACAACAGTATTCTAAATACATAAAGAATAGACTGGATATAGACAAAGCTAATAAAGAATACAACCAAGTGAAAGCAAGGCTATTCCTAATTCTTGGAGTGGAGAAGTGGGAAGATATAGACTTTGACACATCTAATAATTTAATACAGATTATAGATGATTGTATAAAGGTTATAAAGTCAGAAAGACCATACAAGCAATTAAGTTACTTTGAACTTTGAAAATTAAATACAGAATATTTTGAAATATATTGTTTTAATTAATTATTAACTAGGAGGTTAAATACATGAAAAATAATACAAGCGATTCAAGAGTAAAATATTTTTGCAAGTGTCCATACTGTGGGTTTGATAATGAGGTAGAAGTTAAAAAAGGATTGAAGCCTAAAATATGTTGCATATGTACAAAAGAAGTGGAGTATGAAAAACTGGAGCAACAAAGTACTCCAGCAAAATAGAAATTAATAAATACGAATATTCTTACAGGAATCTAATTCTTTTTTTAAATCATTAATAACATAATTATATTGCAGTGCCTGTTCTGCTATAAAATTAGAATTTGATATGTGTTCTTTACACATAGGGCATGTTAGCCCATTATCACAAACTTCCCTAAATTTAGATTCTGTTATGATAACTTTTGTATCACAATCTAAACAAGTAGCTTCAATTTTAGTTATTTTATCAATAGTCATAAGTCACCACCTAACAATATATTTATAGGATTTATCCTACAAATATAGTATATCAAAGGAGGAAAGTAATGGCAATTAATGACAACATAAATAAAATTTTAAGAGATAGAAATTTAAAAGCATGGAAATTAGCAAAAGAAATAGGAATAGATTCAGGGAATTTATATGCAATTTTAAGAGGAGAAAATAAAAATCCAACTATAGATACATTAATAAAAATAGCTGACTATTTAGACGTTACATTAGATGAACTAGTTGGAAGATAAAAATTAAATACAGAATATTTTGAAAAGGAGTGAGTAAATTGGGCAATATATCTAATTTCAATTTAGATAAACAAGAAGATAAAAGTTTTAATGACCTAGATAATATATCAATTTGTTTTTCAGAAGGTATCCGTAAAGTTGTAGAAATGAATTTAAACAACTATAAAAATAAAATCTCAAAGTACTTAAATGAAACTTCGAAAATAGAATTATTAGAACCAAAAGAACTAACAATTGTTATAAGTAAAGGTTATCCCGATTATCTTATGTCTGTTGAAGAAGCAAGTAAAAGATTGAAAATAGATAAAGTATTTGGATATGAGTTAATAAAAAATGGGCTTTTGAAGTCAGTTGATATAGGGGCAACTAAAGTTTCTAGTTATGAATTAGATGATTTTATAACTAGAAATCAAGGAAAAAACATCAAAGAAATGCTTAGAGAAATGAAAGAACTTAGAGAGGGGGTGATTTAATTGGAACTGGTAACATACAGAAACAAGCTTGTTTTACTCAAAGATGGAGAAAAGATTGCAACTATAAGTTTAAAAAGGAAATTTCTCAGTAATAAAATTAAATTAAAAATAAGATAGGAGAGATAAATTGAAAATAATTTATAAAAACAAAGTTTACAAGGTAGAGAGAAACAAAGAGTTATATAAGATTACATACTATGACGAGCAGAGATGTAGTAAGAAGTTTAATAAAGATAAGAAAGTAAAAAGAAGTGTTTTAACAAGAGATATAGAGTTAGTTAACTTGTATTTACCAAGTAAACTTAAAAATAAAATAAGCTATAAATAATTAAAGAAAAAGGTGATTAGATGGAAATAGAACAAATAACAATACGCCTGTCTAGAGAACTTAAAGACAAGCTTCTAAAACAGGCAAAAGTTAAAGGATATACATTAAAAGATATGATAGTTTTTATTCTAAAGGATTATCTTCAAAATACTTCTCAAGAATAAATTCAATTTCTCTACCTATAGAACGTTTATCTTTTTGTGCAAGTTGTTCAATTTTCTCAAAAAGAAGTTTATTAATTCTTAGTGTAAATCTCTTATCTTCTTCACGAGTGTAAATATCTTTATTGGACATATTTTATCATTCCTTACATAAAATTTGACGTCTTTATGACACTTTAATAATAAAATAATTAATACAGAAAGTCAATAAAAATGCTTGACGTCAAATATATGACGTGTTATTATTAAAACAAGAAAGGGGTTGACGTCAAATATATGACAAATGAAAGAGTTAGATTTACATTTAGATTACCAGCACCATTGCTTGAAAAAATTAAAAGTAGAGCATCAATAGAAGGTAGTTCCATGAATTCGCTTATATTACACATACTTTGGAATTACATAAAAGAAATCGAAAACGAGGAGGTTGAATAATGATTGAATTAGCAAAAGAATTTGATTTACAAACAATTAAAGCAGGAAATGCAGTAAAAGTAAGTTGCAAAAGATTTAAGTTTGAAATTAACTGTATTGTAGTAGTAGCAACAGAGGAGGAGTTAAACTTGGCATACTATAACAAAGAAAGAGGATGTATAGAGTATCAAGCGTTAACAACAGAAGATGTTAAAGATAATGATTATGAGATTGTATTTTTAAATTAAAATGGAAGCTTTAATAATAGTAGGGTTATTTGCAATATGTTTAGCTGGATTAGTTAAAAATAGAGATTAAATTAAGGGGGATTAATTATGGAAAGTTTAATTATAGTGATAAATGCAGTAGAGCAACAACTAAATAGAGCTAATTTAGAAATAAATAAAAACGAGCAACTTTATACAAAACTTAGAAAAAAAGAAAAAAGAGATATATCAGATGAAATAGAGCTAAGTAATGCTTTAAGAGAAAAAAGTGTAAACGAAAGATTAAAAATATTTGCTGAGTCATTACTAAAGATTATAGATACACAAATCGAAATAAAAGAATATGAAGAAAGCGAGGACCATAAAAGACTTTGTATGTACTTAGATGAAATTGAAATAGACATACCTATAGATGTTCAGATATAAGAAAAGAGCCACAGCAATGGCTCTAATCAAAAATAGATACAAATAAATTATAGCTATATTATAGCATAAGGGGGAAGAAATGAAAACAAGAAATGAGATAATTAAGGATTTAGAAGATAGATTATTTTTATCAAAGTTTATGGTAGTTGATGAAATAGATTTAGATGCAAGGTTCGGACAAATATCAGCATTAGAATTTTGTATAGATAAACATAGAAAAGGATGGACTTTGGAACAATTCAAAGAGCATTTAGAAAAGCACAAATCAGAAAATATGTATGGAGATTATATAGATGGCTTTATGTCAGTTTTAAGAAGAAATATAAAGGATATGGAGGGGTTGGAAAATGAATAATAAAGCTTTAGAATTAGCAACATGTACTTTAGAATCGGGTCAAATACTTGATTACATGACAGTAAAGAATTACTTAGTAAGTGGAAATGGAAATGTAACAGACCAAGAAGTGTTAATGTTTATAGAATTATGTAAGGCTCAAAAACTAAATCCATTCATAAAAGAAGCATATTTAATAAAGTTTGGTAATTCACCAGCAAACATAGTAGTTGGTAAAGATGTATTTGTAAAAAGAGCAAATAAAAATCCTAATTTTGAAGGTATGAAAGCAGGAATAGTAACTGTAAATAAAAATGGAGAAGTATTTGAAAGGGAGGGCAGTTTAAAGCTACCACAAGAAGAACTAATTGGTGGATGGTGTGAAGTATCAGTTAGAGGAATGAAGTTTCCTATAAAGTCTGTAGTGTCTTTAGAAGAGTATTCAAAGAGCCAAGCCACTTGGAAACAAATGCCTTGTGTAATGATAAGAAAATGTGCTATTGTTACAGCTTTAAGAGAAGCATTCCCAGAGGATTTACAAGGATTATATGATAGTGCAGAAATAAAGACTGTACCCGATAAATTACCTCAAAAGCCTATTGAAATAGGTAAGGCAAGTCCATCACAAAAACAAGGAATACTTAAGTTAGCATCAATGAAAGGTTTGTATGATTATGAGAATAAAAAAGATACATCAAAGTTAGAAGAATTTTGTGAGAGTAATGGATTTGATTTAAAAGAACTAAAATTTGAAGAAGTAGATGAATTAATTGAATTGCTAAGTGAGTATGAACCGAAAGATGATTTTATAGATGCTGAGTTTGAAGAGGTGAAAGAGGATGAAGTTGAAATAAAAGACGAAATGGAAAATATAGATTGCCAAATAAGTGCTGAAGAAAATATAAATATTGAGTAAGAAGGTGATAGAGTGGCAGTTTTCAGACAGATATATACAAGCTTTTGGACTGACCCAAAGGTACAAGAGGAGTGGACACCAGAAGATAAATTTTTCTTTATACTTCTTCTTAGCAACCCTCAAACGACACAAATAGGAGTTTACCAAGTGACTAAAAAACAACTAGCATTTTGGATGGGATATTCAGAAGAAAGTATAAGAGCATTGATGGATAGATTCATAAATCACCATAAATGTATTAAATATAATCCCGATACTAGAGAAATTGCCATAAAAAATTGGGGTAAATATAACTTAACTAAAGGTGGTAAACCAATTATAGATTTACTTAATAAAGAACTCAAAGAAGTTAAAGATATTGAGTTAATAAAATATGTAATTCCGTCAATAGAAAAATCAGATATAAGAAAAATATTTGAGGACTATTACGAAACGGCTAAAAATGGGGATTCTTACGATACGTCGACGATACGTGAACGAGTCGTACCACGATACGGGGACAATAACAATAAGAATAACAATAAGAATAACAATAAGAATAACAACAACAATAAGGATGCTATGGTGGTTGTGGATAAAATTAAAAAATACTTTGATTTAGAATCTAAAGACATTGAAAAAATCATTGATGTATTTATACATACAAATAAGGGGATTGACTATTTAGAGGAAAAACTGAGGTTGGTCAAAAATATGGAGAGCGTAAAAAGTGTTACAGGCTATCTTATAAAAGCATTAGAAGAAAATTACGAAGCTAAACCAAGTAAGAACAATAAAAATAAGTTTCATAATTTCAATCAAACCTTTGACCAATATACAGATGAAGAATTGATAAATATGGCTAATAGAGGTCAACTTGAAAAAAGTAAATTCGGTTAAGTTAAATATTCTAGGGAGTAATTATACAATATTACTTCCTAGAAGTTAAAATAAATTAAAAAAATTGGAGGAGTAGAAATGATAATAATTAGAAGTCAAGATAAAACAGGTTTAATGAGAGCTAATAGAGTTGAATTAGGTTTTAATCAAATGTATGCA